CTTCACTGTCGATTTTCGCGCAATCTCACCGGCAGGAATAGGAGGTGCGCCTTTACTCGCAGAAACAACACCAGAAAACATATCACCAACACGCGGTTCCAGCTTTTCTTCCAAACGATTCCAGTCGCTATCACGCAGCGAATGCAACCGCACCAGCGGATGGCATGCTGCAGCATATGCATACACCATGGTGTCTATTGCCTCGTTGCGCTTGCCCTTTAGCTTCTTCCACACGCCCGTTTCCGGATCAACACGCTCTGCTGTCAGCTGCGTGTAATAGTCGTCTGGTAGATCAGCTGCCATGGTATGGCGCCTGTTTTCTGGATCTTTTCCAATATCTTTACTTATCCTACCGAGCAACGTATTTTTTGCCGTGTCTGTACCAACCGGCCATAGCTGCACACCGCGCCGAATTGTTTTTCCACGGAAATTTATATCCTGCCAAGATGCCCTGCCGATGACCGGCCGGCCACTGGTGCTCATGCCCTTGATAGCGATGATCCTATGTCCTGCATGGCGGACGTACCGATACACTTCGTGCGTCCAGTTGCCGGAATCGACCGCTGTCATGCTGATCGGCACCTCAATGCCATAGCTATTCACCAACGGTCGTCGCAGATACTCTGTCAGCTCATCCCATGAGTCGGGATCTGTTGGATCAGCCGGAATTTCGATCCAATCAATCGTCCAAACATTATTCCGCCCAAACCCGAGCAGCTGTATTGCAAAACGGTTGATCTGCACATCGACGCCACAGGACACCAGCAGACACCCGGGCGGGATCTCACGCATTTTGAACTGACCAGCCAGGGTTGCTATATCATCAGCATCAAGCCGACCATCCGGATCTTCGTAGGCCTCACCACGCCGCAGGTTGGTAAACGTTTTTTCCTTGGATTTATCGTCCCTGGCCTCTTCGCGCTGCTGCGCAAGCTCTACCCAGCTGTACCCAAGACCAATCGGAGAATAGAGACTGTTCAGGCGATATCCACGCACATCACTATCAGGATTTCTGGCGATCCACCTGCCATTTGCGAGCATTTCTGTTTTGTGGTGTTCGTCGATTAGCTCACCACACTCGCCACAGAGATATTGCCCATCCTCTGTAAGTTGATCGAATGTAAGCGGCTGCTCTGCTGTACAGTGGGGACACGGCACATGATACAGCCGCCGGTCAGATTTCTGATACGCTGCATCAATGTTGCTCGAACCCTTCATTGTTGGGGTTGAGGTTTTGAATATTTTTCGCCGCGGGAAATTTGAAGTACGTGCCTCTGCCAGGTCTATTGGATCTCCCTCACCATCCAGATCATCCGGATAGCCGTCGATCTCATCCATGGCAATGTATTTCACCGGCATGCTGCGCAATGACGCTGCTGAATTTGCACCGGAGATAACGATCATGCCACCGCGAAACTCTTTCACCAGCGTGGTGTTTCCGGAATCTCTGGAGCGTGACGGCCTGACCTTCTCAGCAAGCACCGGCATTTCTTCGATCATCGGCGCCAACCGCTGCTTGGACCAGCGTTTCGACAGATCCAGCGTTGGCTGCACGATCATCATCGGCGCGGGAGCATGATCAACAACGTATGCACACCAGTTGTTGAGGATTTCCGTTTTTGCAATCTGCGTACATGCGATAAAAACAATCTCACGACATGGGTCATCTTGGCTGAGCGAGTCCATGATCTCCCGTGCATATGGCGTTCGTTCAGTACGCCACCTGCCAGGCTCTGATGATGCTTTACGTGGAAGTATGCGATGCCTGTCTGACCACGCAGACAGGCTGATTGCCTCCGGCATACGCCATCCATCCGCCCAGCCACGGCATACTACTGCAGCGCCTGACTGGTGTTCGACAGACTGGATGGCTGGTAGATTCATTCTTCTGGATCTCCAGACTGCGCACCAGCTCCGGACGCCAGCGCCTCGCATACGTGGCGGATCTCATCCTCCATGAGCTGATGGCATTTCACGGCATCACCCTCAGCGGCAAGTATTGACGCCAGCCGGTCAGGGATTGCGACCAAAGCCTCTTGCGCTTTTCTCGCCAGATCGAAAGTTGAATCGTATGCATCCTGCGAACTGACCAGCGCACCACGCATCTGCGCCTCCTCCATCTCTGCCAAGTTCGCCTTTGCCGCAATCAGCCTGGAGCGCTCCCCGGCATAGTCAAGAACGACTTTTCCAGGACTCGGCATATTCGCCCGCTGATATGCAATATACCCACGGGCACTTGCCAACAGATCATACACACCACGGGAAACCCGCTTTACAACACCCTCCTTCACCAGGCGCCGGACGCCGCTTTCGTCGAGATCCAAAACCCATGACAGGGTAGTTGGCCCACATAGAACCCCATCACGTTCATAGTTCTCGACAACAACAGATCTGTCATCACCCATATCCAACACCCCAAACGATTACCATGCACAATCGCCTATCACTAGCGCAAAACCGCGAGCTTTGTACCCGTACTGGCCAAATCATCAGAAGGACCCATTGAACAAATCGCAGGAATCAACGGCGCACATTATGCAAATCCCTCGCGTTGCATCCTCGCCTCGACTCTTGAGCGCAATACGCCACGGTATTGCTGGTACGTCATCGTACCCGGCCCAGGGTATCCATTCGCACTAGCCCAGTTCCACAGTTCGTCGTCATCAGATGGGATCTTTGCCCACGCTGGCTTCTCACCCATTCTTGCCTTGCGTTGTTGCGGCGTTGCACCTTGCTTCGCCATTGCCATCCAATCGCGCATCGGCCCGTCCAGGTATGCAGGAGAAAAAGTCTTGTCCGGATATCTCTTGCGCAGGATGTCAATCACTTGGCACAGGTCATCTGGAGACACGCCCATCGCCTGCCATACCTGCAACATGCTCATGACCTTCGGCGTGTGAACTTGCATGTGAGAAAATCCATTATCCGCGAGCGCAGCAATCAGCGGAGGATCAACGCACGCGCGCGAGGTATTACTACCATGCTGTACTACAGGGTGTTTGTTTATTACGGACTCCGGAGGTGTGTCCCTCATCGAACGATTAGGTACTGTTCTTCCTGTGTTCGTCATCGCTTCTACTTGTTCACAAGTGACTGTATAACCATTAGTTTCCAAACATTCCTGCGTGTCCATCATCGATGGATTAGGTACTGTTCTTCCTGTGTTCCTCATATTTGATGCAGACTTATCCCATGTTGCCAGAGTACATCGAAAAACGACCGGCCCGACAGATTCAAGCAACCCGGCATTTGCCAGGCGCGCCGCAGATTTCCTGACCATCATCTTCGTCACCGCCTTCGGTTTATGCCGCCCACGTACAGGCTCAATGTACATCCACTCAGTCAGCCCCTGCCAACTCCACCGGCGCTTGATCCCAACCACCCCGGAGGCGTAATCCATGTGCTTTCTCAGCATCACATACAACTTGAAGTCAAACGCCGCCAAGCCATCCAGTGCGCCCAACTCATCATCATTCAGCAACAACATCAGCAGCGCATCTCCACGCCACCTGCATTCAGCCACGCAACCGGCAACACAGCCAGGCTCGCATAGCGCTGCTGCCACGTCCTGTGCCAGTCTCGCACCGTTATCCTGAGCCTTCCTATCTTCTCAATATCATTCATCACACGGCCACTGACGAATTCATCACGAACCAACAAGGCCAGCGTCTCCAGCGCAGGAGTACCACGCCGCAATATCCACCCATGCTCAACAGCAATCCGCGCCGCATGCGACCACAACACATACTTCAGCGCATGAATTTCCGCATCACATGCATGGATCCTCGCCATCACTGCAATCCTCATCCAACGCGCCTGCATTGCACTCTGATCTGCTTCAGCAATCATCTACTGCCACCACAGCGCCACCAGCCACACCAACCGCCAAACCCTGGCGATCTGCCATCTTTACATTGATATCTTCCCCACCCGCAATACCCACCACGCAGACGGCAACTACGGCAACCACGCACAATGACACCATCAACCACCTGGCTACTGGAATCAATTCGAGTATTGCGCGCAGCAATCATGTATCACCACCGCGAGGATCCCCTTCCGGATACCGCGCTGCCCGCCAAACCGCAATCAACGCCGCCGTATGTGCAGCATCTTCCGCTGCACCATTGCGCTTTTCGCGTCCGATTGCCAGATCGTAGACCATCACAGCTCGCCTTCTGTCAGCATCCTCAGCCCGGCGCACAATACGCGCAATCCTGGCGCCAAGTTCATCATCTCCTGTTTTCTCATATGCAGCCTGCATATCCATCACCTGTAAATCGTGCAGCACACGCGCACCTTCCTGTACCGTGCTGACAGTGGCGTGCGCATCACAAACCGGCCTTGTTTTACCAAGCACATGCGCCCACTGTGTCCATGCCCTCGGGCACTGCACATCATGCGCATGGAACGAACACCGGTTCCTATCCAACTTAGCGTCTCAAAACATCATCCAACTTGGCATACAACTCATCCAGCGTGCCGTTGTTGGAAACCACAACATCACCATCATGGATGGCAATGCCGTTTTCTGTTACGTCATCCCGCACTGCTGGCGCGGCATCACGGGTGATATGAATCAACGAACCCCCGCTGTCCCGAATAAAATCTGCTTCGATCTCCATGCGCACATCACTCAAAACCACACCGGGCATATACCGTGGCACCGTACCCAACCAGCGCCGCATCAGCACAACCAGCACATCATGCCGCACCTCACTGCGCGCCCACGCACCGAGGCGCTGACACAACTCCCTGGAAGACACCCCAAGCCACGGGATCACAGCATCCTTCTCATCACCGTGCAGCTGCGCGTCCGTCAATCCAAACATCGCACCTATTCCCTGCTTAAGCGGCGCCGCATATGCCATCTCGACAAACCCATGCCGGTCGATGATATGCAACGCCGCCGTGTCTTTTCCTGTGCGCGCCAGACCAGCTATCCCAACCAACCTCATGCCGCACCGCCAATCAACGTATTCTCCAAATGCACAATGGCACGCCTCGCCTCAGAGCACTCCCGCAAAATGCGCCCACGCTCAACGCCGGAAATCTCACCATCCGCTATGGAAGCCTCCACCTCACGCACAATATCTGCATGCTCTGCAACCGCATGCAATACCGCCTGCAGCACTGACGGCGCAGCCCCCTTGGTGCGCGTGGCCAACTCATAGCCGAACATAGAAACCATACGACCCAAAACCTCCTGCACCTCACGCCGCTCAAACCGATGCAGCAACGCAACGAACTCCCCCATGGTTGGCTGATGCGCATCATCATCAGGATTCAATTTTGACAACAGCGTCTTCTCCTGCCGCCCCAACTCACGCGCCAGCCCACTGATGCCGCCCTTGCGACGCCGTGCAGACTGGTGCAGCGCAATCAACACATCATCCATGCGGAACCTCCATTCGTTTCTGCAGTACATTGAAAACCGACATGCGATGCTGCGTACATGAACACAGCACCGAAGAATAAAAATCGCCGCCAGGCAGTGGGTGGTTTCTGGGTTAGAACACGCCTGGCGGCGTTCCAGGCACACAGCCCGGGAGTTTCATCCGCCCGATTGCGGGCGCATGAAGATGAAATGGCGGCGGCCATACCGGTAGAATGCAAGACGCGATCAAGAAACATAACCGGAGACCACCATGAAACAATGGGCACATACACCCCGCGGATCGGCATACGGCCTGTATCGCTCATCTCACGCCGCCTCATCTGTTTCTGGTTTCGCGCCATTTCCACGCAATACGCCCCAGTCAACATCCGGTCGCGTGTCCTCGCAACGAACAGCGCCGTTGGTGGCACGCTCGATTGCTATCGCAGTCTCAGCCGTGATGGTTCTATGCCCATGAACAAGCTGAGAAACATACGCTGGAGATGTTCCAATTGCCTTCGCAATCTTGCTCCTGCCGTTTTCTTTGATGTATTCGCGCAATCCCATGCGAAGTAAAATAGCAAAAGCTAATGAAATGTGCAATAGCATTTGCTCATCGCGGCAAATGTTAGCAGTTGCTAACATTCGCCGCATGACAAAAACGCTAGACAAACTGGAAGAATTCAGACGAGAGCGGCTGCTGGAATTGAAGAATCAGCATGGAAGCATTGCAAAACTAGCAGAAAATGTCGGTGTTACAGCAGGATACATCAGCCAGCTGCTCAACAAACACAGGCCAATCACAGAAAAAACTGCCCGGAAAATAGAATCAGCATTGGGGCTCAAAGAAAACTGGATGGATCCAAGGCATGAAGTCCGTATTGCCGCCAGTCTACCTGGCCTGAAAAGCTACCTGTACGCCTCCACAGATCCGCAAGCACACGACACCCAACAACCAGACCGAGCAACCAACGTGAGCAGCCCTGGCGCCACAAACACGAATGTAGAAGAAACGCCAGGAGAGTACATCGACAAACTGTTATCCATGGCCACGCCAAAAGCGAGAAAGCGGCTGGGGCAAATGGCCGAAGACAATGCCAATGGATTGCTCACGGATGATGATATTGAAGAACTATACCGCATTGCAGAATACCTGAAAATGAAGCGAATCAAGCGCTGAACACCAATGCAAGGACGCCTTTTCCCGCTGAAAATTGTTGACGTTCGCCCACCGCTGCAGGCAACTGCAGATTGTCGAATGATAGGCATTGGCAAAAACGGCATTGCATACGCTATCAAGCAACCATCCGACGGCAGGCTGATACCGCTATCCGAGTGGTTTTGTAGCCACCTGGCGCATGACGTTGACATACCCACACCGCCATACGAAATAGTCGAACTTCCAGGAGGCACACTGGCATTCGGCTCACGATGGGAGGGTGGCACGAAAGAGGCGCAAACAAGCGAATCAGACATGCTGATTACCGGGAAGATAAACCCGGCCATTTTGTCAGCAATATACGCCTTTGACCTGTTCACGGGAAACATGGACAGACGCCTGGGCAATTATCTGTTGCGTTATGACAATATCAGCGCGCCGATACCAACCCTGATTGCAAGCCAGAGACCATCAGGGGCGACAAATACAAGCAGGCCGCCGTCCGCACCATCACCCTTGAGCGCGCCGCCAAACGCCTGCAGAACCGCACGCCAATCATCATCTATGCCGCCGATGAAATGGCGATGGAGCTGGCAAACCATCACATAAATCTACTGACAGACTCTGCTGAAATTGCGCTCAACTACCTCAGCAAGACAGATATGGCGCGCTATTTTGAACATATAACAAATGCAGCAGGACAACATCTCTGCTGATACTCTTCAATATGCGCCTGAGAGAAGATAGTCTTCAGCACTAATGCCTGGATAGGCTGCCAGCCGCGGCACATCGACCCATCAAGAAAACCTGGGTGGCAGGATAAGCACGCTATTTGCTTTTACCAGACACACAGGCTTTATATGCCTGCTCCTTGAAATTCTGCACCTCCCTTTCGATCACCTTCTCTGTGTGCCATCTTGTTTTACTGTAAGCAGCGGTAACCAGCGCCCGATTGAGACGAATGGCCTGTTTGTTTCCAGAAGAGTCAAGCATGTGCATCATCTCGCTCATCTGGACGCCAGCCTGCCTTGATCTCATTATATTTTCTGCGGCATTCTCCATAAGAATACAGTGATCACCTGTTTTTTCGGCCAGTTTTGCCGCTTCCTGCTGTTTCTGTACCGGATCATTTGATTCCGGTTGCTTTGATCCCCTGATTACTACCGCATCATCTCCACATGGCGATTGAGAATATATTGTCTCTCCATCTACCTTGCACTTGTAAATGCCTGCCAAACCAGCCTGCGCAGACAGAATCATCAGTGCTGAAATCCATACCCTTGCGTTCATCATCTCATCCCTTTCACTGAACAGACACAACCACAAATATTACCCGGAAAACCACGCCGCGCACAAGCGCAAGAATAATTAGCTTTTGCTATTGACCGAAGCAATAGCGTTTGCTATATTTATCCACAACGAAACGAAAAACCTCACGACAACAGGCCCCACGTAAGCCACCTGCCTCCAGTGGGACCAACAACGAACGGAGACACCAATGACCGATATCACAACCACCCTCGGCGACCTGGACGCCGGCATCTTCATGAACAAGATCGACAAAGCCCTGCGCGAAACCGCCCTTGGCGTGGTCACAGAAGGCCGCAAAGGCAAGGTAGTCATCGAGCTGCAGCTTGCCCGTATCGGCGAGTCACACCAGGTGGCCATGAGCCACAAACTCAAGTACGACAAACCAACAGCACGCGGCAAGCTGGTTGAAGAAGACACAACCGAGACCCCGCTGTA